TTTGCATCTCAGTTGTGACTTGGATACCTTCATTGATAATACGAGTGAGTTTGGCCTTCTCTTCGGCCGAGAACATTCTTGCGGGCATAAAAAATCTCCTTGTTGATAGTTGTTATAATACTAGAATAACAACTGTCTGTCAAGGAGATTAGTTACCGTTTATGCGCCCAGAACGTGCTTCATGTGTTCGAAATGTTTGATGCGATCATCCAGTCCAATTGTGCCGCCGTTGATCTTCTTGGTCATTGTCAAGATATCTTCAGCATCGGCCAAGGCATTTAATCGATTGGTGTCCCAGAACCAACCAGCTGATAATACTGCAACTGGGTTCTGTGCTACCAGATCGGGCTCGCTCACTAGGTCAATACCCAATGCATCAGAGCAAGCGGTGTAATTGGCTTTGCCAGTCAATTGGATCAAGCCGCGACCTCTATAGGCCCAACCTTCGCCGCTGGATTCTGGCCCATTGCCCATTCTGTCGCAGTAGGCTCTGTTGGCAATCATTTCTGGATTGCGAGCATAACGAGCAGCCACGTCAGGTGGAAAACGCTTGGGCCACAATCTTGTGAGAGCATCTGCTTTGTAGTTGAGATTTTCTTCTGTCAAACGGAGACCACCACTTTCATGACCGCACTGGGCTAGAAATGCTGCCATACGTGGAGGTGTGTTGATTTCAAACACTTCAAATGTTTGGCAAATACCTTCGTGGAAATATTCTACTCGATCGGGTTTGGTTTGCGGAAAGCAAGCCTGTAGTGTTGCTAGTTCAATCATGTCTGTTCCTTGTTATCTTTTTGCTGTTGCTGACAGCATCCATGCATGCTTGGCATGCGCATCTTGACGCTCTGCCAGGATGTTACTCAGGCCGTGTTTGTGTTGTACTTCAGCTAATTCATATGCTGATTCAATTGATGCCAATACTTTTTCGTTGTCAGCAATTAGTCTTTCAAACATGACTATGGCTACAGGTACCTTGAGTTCGTCTTCAATGTCAGACAGTTGACCAAACCGTGCAAAGCTAGCAGGTGCAAAATCACCTAGCGCACGAATTTCTTCGCCCAGTGTATCAATGCTGCCATAAACTTCTTGATAGATATCACCAAACAAATCGTGATACTGTTTGAAATCGGGACCAGTGACGTTCCAATGATAGTTCTGTGTTTTTAGGCCAAACGCATAGGTATTGGCCAATACTTTTTTGAGGGCAATTACTAGTTCTTCCACGGTTTACCCCTTAACCCTTTTTAGCCAGCATGGCTTGAATTTTTTCTTGTATGGCTTTTGCCCAAAATGGCTGTGGAAAATTCCAACCAACAAACGCACCAACCGCAATCCATAATAAAATGTCTAACATAGCATTTCTCCTATTCAAATATTTATCAAACCATACCGCTCACAATGGAAATCAGTTGTTTGATACCAGTTTCTAACGCCGCTTTTACTTCCATATTATCGGCATCTTTGTCCAGTTGATCGGCACGTATTAGATCCTGTGTAAGCTCTACAAACTCGTCCTTGCTCATTTCATTGTTTGCAAACATTCTCTGTAGATCTACAGCTATACGAGCACGTTCTTCTGCCCACGGAAGCCCACACTGGGCCAATTGTTCTAGTGTCATGGCATGTTCCTTGCATTTGTTCCACGTGCCACTGCATCTAGCTCAGCACGTATGATTCTCATTTTCAACTGGCAATAAGCAGGGCTCATGCCGCCTTGCTGTGCTCTCTGCACTAGCGGATCCAGTGTTTCTTTGACAGGAGTCAGCATCTTGTTGATGTCCCTGCTGCCTTTGCTTTGTGTGTACAGAACCAGCCAGTCTAGTCGTTGTTGTACTTTCAACAAGTCATCTGCAACTTTGGGATTAGCACAATCTGCTTTTACCGCAGAATACCTGGCATCAGTAATGGCTGCGGATTCATTTGCGTCCCAATGACTGGGAAACAAATCCATGATTCCAGCACAACCTGCAAGTGAGGTCGATAATATCACAATGGTTATTAGTTTTTTCATTTTGCCGTGGCCACCATTCTTATGTTGTTAGCTGTGTACTGCATGTCTCTATTGACTTTCTTGTCGCCAGCAGGCACATGAGTGTCTTCTTCGTCCCTTGTGGAAACGTTCACAGGCTTGTTTGCTTTCATGTCCCAACCAAAAATATTAACGTCGCGATGCTTTTTCTCAAGTTGTTTCCATACAGCCTGGCCGCCAGGACTTTGTAGCTTGTCGCTGACCAAGGTAAGACCTAGTTTTGTTATGAGTATATAATAAAACTCGCTGGCTCTCACAGGGTTGTTGCTGTTGGCATAGGTACCCATGATCTTCAAACTGTTGGGATTGTTTTTGAATCTTGTGCCAAACACACTGAGAATACCGCGTTTGGTTTCTGGATCGTATAAGTTGTAAGCAGGAAAGCCGCTAAAGTGATCCAGCCATATTTCGTACCCACCAGACACCTTGGAAATAAATTTACCCATCTCAATTTCTTTGCGACTGTCAGGTATAGGTCTTCCAGAGTTTGGCAGTTGATAGCTGTTGCCTCGGCCTTTTTTCTTTACACCAGGAATCAGGGTAACCTCGGTCAGCTCATGCAATCTCATTTGGTTCTATCCTTGTTGTCAATGGCTCCCCCGACCAACCAGGCCTTGCATGTTCTATCTCCAGCACATTTGAAATGCAGTACATTGCAGTAGCCAAGATCGGCTTTTTCGATAGTGGCCATAGCATCAACTGCTTTGTCTTCTCCGATCATGCCGCGTTCAATACAGGCTCTCATGGCATCGCTGACGTCAAATGCTGAACAATTACCGCATCGCATGGTTTTTGCTTGAGACTCGGGTATGTCCCAGACCCCTGCGATACCTTTCCAGAAGTTGCCTGGCTCATTGGGATTTGCAGGACCGTACATGTATTCATCTATTGCCTTTTGTCTGTTGCGTAGATTTGCATCTAGGTCAGCAGTTTCTATCGGGCAACCTTTTTGAACTGCCTCAATAATGCGATACGCTCGTCTTAATATCATGTCAGCCACTTTTTTGTGTCCTTTCGGCTCGTACAAAACCAAAATAACGTGCTTTCCAGTCGTTTTGTGCAAACCCTGTTAGTGATTCCCACTGATCTCGTGTGGCTCTAATTCGTTGAGCGGCATCATGCCAATCAGTATTTGATACAAACTCTTCCAGCCGTTGCTTGTCTTGCATGGTTTCATTGTAATCATATGAATCCATTTCTATATGTATGACTTCTAGTGCACCTTGCTCGTCTGCCCAATCCAGTGCTAGATCCAATCCCCACTTGCGTCGTGTGCGTAACATGAAATGCAATCTGGGCAATCGATCGCAGTGTCGTATCAGTTGTTCTCTGGCATGTTGTGTAAAATCACAGCGATGCAATATCATGCTATGATCAACAATGAGTCCGTGGGTGCTGGGAGATTGAGTAAACCATGACTGTTGCCACACGTTGGTGTGGTGTAGCTGAGGTTCAAAGGGATAGCCGTGTATGCGGTAATAGGCTTTTTCAAGATGACACAGTTCAAAACCATCTTTGTCATAATACCTGATATTCTCTTCTGTGAAAGAAGCGTCATTTATTTCCCATTTCAGGGTGGCATCTTCCCGTAACGCATTGGATGATACCTGCAACATGATTAACCTCGCATTACATTGCTACATGGAGTTTTGTACAACTTGCCTTCGGGGTGGCGAAACCAGCAGTAGTCAATGCCATTGACTTCTCCAACCTTTTCTACTGTGCCTGGAATCTGCCCGCCCTTGCGTGTGCGAATCTTGTCGCCTACTTTGGGTTGGTAGACGGATGCGATCATGTCTTTGAAAGGAGGAGGACTGCTGTAAGCCTCGTCCATGTCATGACCGCCTTTGATCAAGTCTTCTAATTCTAATGTTAGTTCATGTTGAACATCTTCAAAATCTTCTTCAGGATCAAATCCATGTTTTTGTGCAGTTGCCATAAACATGTCATGTAGTCCAGGGATGCCTTCATCAAATAGATCAGTTAGAGTAACTGCACCGTTGCTGTTGTAAATTTGGTCAAGCACATACTTGGCCCAATTTGGCGTCATTTGTTCTGCACCTTCCGCCACATCCTTTTTACCATACATGTCCACCAGTTGTTTAACAAAGAAATCATAAAACTGTTTACGCTCTCTGTAATCTCTTTCTCCAACTTGATATTTTATTGCGGCCACAGCATCCAACCATGTTGGACCGCGCATTATTTTTAATCCCTTGGTGACAAGTGAATCAACTCGCTGTGAGCCTTTTGCTGGACTACTTGCTTCGCTTATGCCTTGATCAACGATTGGTAATCCTAGCATTTTAATGTTGCCTTGTAGACCTAATACAAATCGTCCATCTGGCAATTTGCCAATCGCCCACTTGAATCTGCCACCTTCGGCATTGGCCCGATCTCTCAGCGTGTCGATTGAGTCAGACACTTCTTCGGGATTATTGTCTATGTATTTCTGCAAGCGAGGATCCATGGCTGTTTCAGACATGCCAGGTTTGCCAAAAGGATAAACAGGCACCCACTGGTTGCCTTGCTTCTGTACAAACTTTTTGGCATCAAACTTGCTACGGATGATATTGGCCACACGAAGCGCGGCATCTATGCTGTCTCTATAACCCATGCTACGAGCACGTGGTTCGTCAAGATTGGCAATCATCTTTTGTTTGAGACGGCCATCAGTTTTATCATAGATGTACCAAAGATTTGCTTCATCATTTTGATATGCTTCTGACATGCGAGATTCTTCTTCATCACTGTCTGCGTAGTCATTGACGCTTACATCACTGCTATGGAAGCTATGTCTACCATGATTGTATAGATTCACAACAACAAAACGCTTGTCTTTTCCAAACGAATCAATTACGCCAGTCTTGCCATTGAACTCAACATTACCGGTGATGATAACATCATCTCCTATGCTAAGACTTTCTGCACTTTCCATGGTAGCCGAATTGAATACCTTGCGATAGCTGTTGGGGTTCATGCTGTTTTTGCTTCCAATAACAGAATTGCCTTCACCACTCAGCATGAGATCATACATCATCTTGATCACAGCAATCTTGTTTGACTTACTGGCCAGCGCCTGCTTGAACCATGCTACCTTTTCAGGCTTCATTGGTTTAGCACTGGGTTTGCTGATCAGGCCAAATGCCTGTGTCTTTAGTGTTTCTAAGTCATTGATGCGTTCTAGCCGCTTGAGATCTTCAGCATCAAAGTTAACGTCGGCGCGAGCCTCATCAACTTTTACACAAGAATCTTTTCCATCCTTAGTGCCATTATAGCGATAGCCTTTCCAACAGGCTTTGCCGTCGGCGCCCTTGATCTTGCTTTCAAAAAAGTCATGCACACGCATTTTGTTGTTCCCTTAATCAGCCTTTAGGCTACCGCTCATCCAACGACGTACAAAGTGGCTGACCAAACTGTCGGCTGCCTCTTCCGGTGTATCATATCCCATGTCTTCGTAATAGAACTCTCCTGCATCTCGTGCAGCCGCTTCAATTGTTTCTGGGTTGTATTTTCCATCATGATTTGAACGGATATAATCTTTCATCATGTTGATGGCAGCCGATGTGTCGCTTGAACCCCAGTCTTCGCCAAATATCTTCCGGGCACGTGCATCAACATCTTCTCTCACACCAACTGCGGCTTTGAGTGAATCAAAGCTCTTGGTCACTGCACGAGTGAACGCCAGTTTGTCTGCAGGCATCTTCATGCTGGCAAACTTCTGCAACACTGCATGAGCCATGTTTACAGGAACACGCACTTTCTTGCCATCAGCAAAAGGCACATCATATTGACCGCGCAGGTTGATTACCTTGCGCATTTGATAGATGCCATTTTCGTTGCCGTCAGCTTCGGGTTGATCTGCTTCCTTGACTTCTTTTTCATCCTTGGGCTTGTTGCCCAGTTTCTTGTCCAGCCACTTGCCAGCAGTGGCTCCTACTGCTGAACCCACTGCGGCGCCTGCGGCATAACCGCTTTTCTTTTTAGTGAGAGCAAATCCACCTGCGGCACCCAGTGTGCTGCCTAGTGTGGCACCAGCATCAGCAAATGTTGATTCGCCTAGTTCTGAATCATCATAAGCGCCATACCCGTCTGTCTTGTCGGGGCCATTGAATCTCCATGCCATCACAAGTTTACCATCGATATAACCGTGTACATCCATTCCGTCGTCACTTGTTTCTTCTTTGTCAAAGTGATCTGCTTCAAATTGTCCAAAGAAATCTGCTGAATCTTGATAGTATTCACCACTGTCTGCTTGTAGATCTTCTTTGAGTGATTCGTCTATGCCAAAGTCATCAACAATTCGATCCATCAAATTGTCTAGTAGCTGTTCATGATCGTCGTCAAGGAATCGATTATCGATTGCAATATCGTCTGCCATGTTTTGTACATACTTGCCGGTAGGTGTGTTGGCAGTTAGCAAATCATATAATGCATCCATATCTTGAGTCTTGGCAATCGCAGAAAGCTCTGCATCAATTTCGCTCATGACACTTTCTTCTACTGGCCTGGCCTTTAATTGCACCTTGACGCTTTCTTCTTGTGGCTGTTGTGTGATGTCATGGAATCCAAAACGGTCAACCATCATGTATTTGTTGCCAATTTTCACAATGTCGCCCATGCTCATTGAAGTGTGGCCAGTGCCGCTGGAACGGATCATGTTACGTGCCTGCCCACGTGGACTCCACATTTCACCCTGCATCATCATGTAAACTTTTTCAGGATTGGTTTCTGCAATTTTGCCAATCAACACGTAGTTGTCGCTGATGTTTTCTGGCTTGGGCATGAGACCTTTCTTGGCCAGCCAATTGGCACCCATCATTGCGTCTCGGGCAAAATCTTCTTTCCAATACCATACCTCTGTTGAACCAGCTGGATATGCATCGTTTAGGCTTTTGTATTGTCCGGCTGGGCCATCATCTTCGGTTACTTGCATGTTGCCTTGTGCGTTCTTCTTGGCCACATCTTTCTTGGCCACAACAGATACATTTCCGTCGGGGTCAGTCATCACTGCATTTTGTGATGGATTCAATCCCTGCGCAACTTTCTTGACAATTTGAGCTGTTTGGGGTGGTAACTTTTTTGCACTCACAGTTGAACCAGTTGGCATGATGGCTTCGGCCATCTGTTCACCAATGCCATCAATGTTGCCTGCCATGGCCAGCTGATGATCCATGTAATCATACACTGTGGCAATGTAATCTGCTGCCAATGTGACTTTGCCTTGTACCCAACCTTCCAGCTGATCAACATTGTCCAACATCTTGTGCAATGCGATTGTTTTCTTGGCCATCTGATATAGATCGCCTTGCGCCATCTTTACTTCGTGGTCGTCTTCCACATGCATGCTGAGGATGTGAGCTTCTTTAAGGCTTTCATTTTTGGATAACTTTTCAGTTTCACGACGTGCTTTGTCACTCATGTTGGTAACTTTACCACGTGGATCTTTCTTGGCAGTGGACTTTTTCCAGTCGCCTTCATCTTTCCAACTTGTAACTTTGCCTTCTTTGTCTTTGATTTCGGTACGTGCTTCCGCTACCCCGCCAATGGCAACAATTTTATCACCTGGCTTGCCAATTTTATCTAACACCTGCTGTGCCATAGACTTGTGTCGATAAAGTAAAAACTTTTGCTTTTCTACTTCTTCTTTGCTGACCCATGATTTACCGCCCAGCAAAAATTTATTGCCTCGTTGAATGGTAAATGATTCAGCAACTTCTGTCATGCTGTACCCTGAGCATTCTTTAAGCCCGTGTACTGGACATGCTTCTCCAGCTGGGGTTTCGTTGCATTTCATCTTGGCTTCGGCTACTTGGCCTAGTTGGTTGATTTTCATTGTGTCACCTTGGATTTGAATTTGGTTGTCCACTGCTCGGCAATGTTCATGCATTCGTCGATCAGGGCTTTGTCTTCGTTTCTTATTCCGCGGGCCTTAGTGCCGCCTTTACTGCGAATCTTGTTCAGTTGATCATATGCTGCCACGATTGTTTTCAGCGTGTTGGCCAATTGATTAACATTGTATGCGCCACCACGGAAACTTTGGCCGTGATCGCTTTGCAAATCTTGTGCTAGTTGAGCGGCTTCTTTTCTAGCCTTGGCACGTAGCCCTTTGAGGCTGTAACGGCCTGCACCACCTATAACAAGTATTTCGCTGTCGTCCATTGGATTTTCAGCATCTAGTCGATATATCACATTATCTGCATGCATCTCTGCTTCTGTGACCCGGGGCTTTTTCTTCTTGCTTAGATAACCTTTGGGGTCAACTGCTCTGCGTATCATTTTTTGGTCGCCAAACAGCGGAAAAGCCACGGTGGCAACGCTGTTGCTCAGTGTGCTTGATGCTTCCCCGTCTTCGTTGATGATGTCTGTTATGCGCATGATTGTTTATTTAGTTTGATTCCAATTGCAATTATCTTTTGCAGGCAGCACGTTTACTGTCAGTTATGGCCTTGAAATTAACAGGCCATAAGGGCAATACACGATCTTTTGGCATGTTGCGCGGTACTGCAAAACGTATACCAGTCAACTGCTCTATGTCATTTACAGTGACTTGGAATTTGCTTAAATCATTGCCTAATCCGCCCTGATGCGGGAACATGAACGCTAGAGTTTCACCAGTTTTGCTGTCAATCACAATCTTGTAAAATGCATCAGCGATGATGACTTTGTTTGGCCCAATGCGCTTGTTGGTGCGCTCATCGTATATGGGGCCAGCATGCACAATCAGTGTATTGCCACGCTGGGCGGCCCAGCCGCGTGTGCTGGTTTCCAGCAGTTTCCATATTCCGCGATTCAGCCCTGGCAGTTGTGGCATCATGTTGCTGAGATAAAAACTTTCACGTTCTACCTGTGGATCCCAGCCCTGATCTCCATTAGGAGCCACGTGACCGATATCATAGCCGGATCCTGCATAATCTACCATTTCTGCGCGACTGCCACGAGGAATGCTTTGATCCGGTTGAAATGCATTGCTACGTTCCACACAGCCATTCACATGCTCAGGGGTCAATGACCACGACACCCAAACGGGAATTTTCAGTGCGGCATCGTGTTGCAAAAAGTATCCGGTACGACAAATTTGCACATTGTTGGGTCTGGCAATTTGTGGAACACCGTATGGCACATGAACAGCACATGCTTGTGGTGGCAATGGAGGCTTTTGTTCAGCAGACAGCGCCGCAGTAGACATACCAAGCATTAACACAAGCAATATTTTTTTCATAAGCAATTCTTTCTTATTGTTGGAATAATTTTCTTATCAGCTGTACACCCTGTGCCAGTTTGTCTTTGGCATCCTGTGCACGTGCTTTGGCATCAGGTGTTTCTGCTTTGTCAAATTTGGTAGCAGCCATGGCTTCAGCCGCCTTGCCTTCATAGTGCTGTAGGAACTTGGCAACAAAATCCTGTGCGTTGGTGAAGTTTTTGAGATTGAAACGACCATACATGTCGTTGGCTTCAAAGCTATTGGCCAAGCCTCGGATCATGGCAACCAAGTCTGCCACTGCTGGCTTTTCTTTGTTTAGACCAGGATGTGCACGTAGCTCAGGATCAATCACCATGTCACCGGGTGCAAGGTCTGGGTGTATCATTCGGTATAGATTGGTGAGCACATCCATACCAAAGTTAGAAATGTCTTTGCTCAATGTGGCAATGCGATCGAACTTGCGTCCACGTTGGAAGTTAACGGGTTGATCATCAAGTATCTTCATTTGCACACCAGCATGCTGTACGCTCATGTCCATGATCTCGCCTAGGCTGCTGTAAAGGTTTCCGTAGATGGTTCCTTTGATACCACGCTCAGGTGTTGTACGATAGCGAGCCCAGTCTGCATTTTCTGGCTGAGCCCACAGCATGTCCACTTGTACGTATGCATCAGCACCAATGGCGAAAATGATATGACCGTTTGCTGGCTTGCCTTCGTAGTGTATATAATCTGGCTTTGTGGTCGCAATAAAATCATCTGACGCTTTGTTCCATGCGCCTTGGTATTGGCTATGTGTTTTGACTTCGCCAGCCACAGGTGCGATCATCTGCAGGTCAATGTCGCCGTATACTTTGCCTGGATCTTCTCTTGTGTCAATTTCATGATGCGCACTGGAACCAGTTGGGTGTCCCATCTGCACAGCAGGCATGCCCACTTTCTTTAGATATATGTTGAAGTCGCTGGTAAAACGCTGTACCACACTCAACGCACGTTTTACCACATCTGGTGTGATCTTTGTATTTTGTGTAACAGTAGAGTCCCAGCCTCCTTCTAGTATGATTTCGTGTATCTTCATGTGTTATCCTATCTTGAAGCCAAGTCGTCCGCGAACTTCGCTGCCTGTAAATGTTTTTTGTGCTGTAAAGATCACCTTGCCGGAGAACACAGGAGGCCAAACTACATCCATTCCCAGGATGTCAAGGTCTTTCTTGTTGCGGATCTTGGTCTTCATGTAAACCTGTACCAATGATGCTTTGTTGATGATGGCCTTGAACACATCAGTGTAGTCTTCTTCATTTAGTTTGGCGCACATTGCAGTGGCAATGGCAGCTACTTGATGATAGTAAGGACTGTAGTTGGGGTTGTCTTTGCGAGCATTGAAACTCAACATCAGCTTCTTGGTCTTGGCACTGACCTTGGTGTGCTGTCCTGCCATCAACACTTTCATATCCTGTTCGGGGATGGTACCAACAGCTACCGCTGACAGCAACATGCCTTCGAGAGAACCATTCTCAACAATAGAGCTGACGATCTTGACAAACTTTGCTACCTTGGGATTCTTGAAGAAGCCAGAACCAAATTCAGCTTTCTTGTTCTTGAGCACATCATACAGTCCCTGCAAGCTGGCAGCGGCACCGCCACCTTGTTGTTTGCTAGAAATATAGATCTTGAAACCGTCTTTGTCAATGCTGGAATCGCTGAGTGTTTCACTCACGCTCATGGAATAATATATGTCAGCATTGATCATGCTTTTGCCGGCCAACAAATTCTTTTCAAGCATCAATCTATCTGGACCTGGAATCATTCCTGCACTGAGCGCAATAGGAGCAAGCCATTCGTTGGTGTATTTGCTGTGGAAAGCCAAGTACTGGGCGCCGTCTTCAATAGTGCAAGGCCAGGGCTTCCTTCGAGCAACGTGTACTATTGCTTCCATCAGTTGAGAGACCAGATCTTCTGGCCCTTGGGCTCGTAAATCCCAGTTGCCTATCTCACGCATGAGTTGTTGAGCGGACCAAGGCCCAATCATGTTCAGCAAGTCAGTTGGCTTGAGCTTGAGGCTTTCGCTTGCACCCTTCTTGTAGACCAGGCCAGGGTGTGCATCATCGATAGCACCAGCCGGAATGCCAGTGAACTTGCCTTTGACGATAGAGATGTCTTTGACCCACTTGGCAAAGAACCAGTGCTGTTTCTTCTTTGGATCCAGCATGTGTACAACCATCACGCCCAGCATGGCAGCATTGGGTGTGTTGAGTTCTTTGACTTCGCCCTGTTGCTTCATCCAGTGCCACAGCTTCTTCCAATCTTTGTCTCTGCGAGCGGCATCTGGCCATGCAGTTAGTCCGGTTGGATAGGCCTGGAAGTCCTGGAACACCATGCTATCTTCAGGCTTGCTGGGGTTGTGATAAACGTCGCCAAACTCTCTATTAGGGAAGCCAACGCTTTCGTCTAGTTGCTGGATCATATGCTAATACCTTCGCGTCCTAATGTATCTCTTGCATCTTGCAATGCAGACTGTCCTTCTGGATTGTTGGCTAGTTTGCGTACGATGGATTCCACGCTGGTAATGTCTTTGCGTGTGGCGCTTGCCCCCAATAGCATGGTTGCAATCTCATCTGGGTCTTTGGTCAACAGCTTGTCTGTGGTCCTGCTGATCAATCCCACTGTGGGGCTCCACTTGAGTCCATGATGCTTGGCCACGCTGGACAGAACGATGTGCTTGTGGCTGTCTTTGAACTTGCTGGCAGGATCAGCTCGCATGCTGAACTTGCTTAACTGTACATCTGGTAAAAACATGAAATCTGTTTGTACAAAGCCTTGGTTGGGATCTCCAGCGATAGGAGTACGGAAATGCACACTAACGCCCGACTTCTTTACATAGTTCTTGGGATCTCCACCGTGGCCTTTGACCCAGGCACTGAGCTTTGCTACCAGTTCGTCTTTGGTAATGGCATTGGCGTCCATGCTGAGGTCAATGTCTCCACTTACTGCTTTCTGTCCTGTGCTGCCGAGCCACTCGTCGGTAAGATCTTCACCTACAATTCCACTGAGAAATTGGATAGTTGGTGCTACGTCGGCTTGTTTAACGTCCACAGTGGCCAGTTCATTTTTGAACACGTTGCCACCTTCCATTACAATTTGTGCGAATCTCATGTTGTTTCCTTTTACGTGATTTCTTCCCAGCCAATAGCTGACCATACACTGGGTGAAGTATTTGATGTGGTGGCCACGGCAATAACAAATTCATATGCAGTGCTGGTGAATGTATTTCTTTCCAGCTGGAATAGGAATCCCACGTCACCTAGAGAAATACCACCAGAGGCCTGATTGCTACTGACTATGTATCCTTGCCTCACTAGAGTGCCACTTGAGATAGCCGACCCATTGGTCTTGTATTCAACCGCACTGTCGCTACCTGGATCAGTCCATGTACCACCTGAAGTTATTGCCCTAGCATATATCTTGTATTGAAATGTGGTATTGGCGCCTAGCCCAAGACTAAACTCTCTTGGCAATACAATAGCGCCAAGGCGGGTGCTTTTTAACCTTATGCTGAGCACCGGATAGAATGTGTTTGCTGAAGCCAACGAGTAAGGCAATGCAATATCGTGTCCGCCAGTCTTGGCTTTTCCTTTAATGACATAACCGCCTTCTGAAATAACCGTGGCACAAATTACTCTGAATCCCGACGACGCTGTGGTAACGCCTGTGTTGGTAATTTCAGATCTCAAAGGCAAACATGCTGTGCCCATGTATGTGGTAGTTGTGTTGAGATAGTTGATGCTGTCTGCGGTTTTGTTGGCATGATGCCAAACATGTGCCAGACAAAACACACCATCAATCACAAAACCCATGCGCACCGAACCCACGCCCAACCATTCAATGTCAATGAACATGATTTGCGCTTTGTCTTTTTGCAGAGTTTTTCCGCTGGGACCAGTCCCCAACAAAGAGTCCACGTTCCAGTTGGATTGATTCACAACCAATTCTGTAACCGATCCTGTTGATTTTGATCTGCGCACAAAAGACAAAGTGCTGTTGGTCAACTGCAAATAAAAACCATTGGATGTGTCAAAGTAACCTATGCGCTGGCGCAGATTTGTTTGCCCGGGCGATAGACAAAATGTCTGCAAAATTTCAAGACTCTTGCCAGGTTGATATGCAAATACCTTGCTGGTTTCCCTGACAACCTCATCGCCGTTGGCAGTGCCCACGCTCATCAACACCGTACTACCATTTGCATCGTGTGCAGATGTGCCGCCTCCGGCAGTGTACACAGTGAGTGATTCGTTGTCCTGGTATGTATTGAAACTGTCATACAGTGTTTCGGGATTGCTCACACGCAGTCTTCCAAATGCATCACTTTGCATGGGACTAAAGAAACTGGTGTCTGAGGTGCCTTTGACAAATATTGGATTAGCTTCAGAGTTGGTTGTGTTGTTTTTGCTGACGGCTATAGGATTGCCGGTGTCATTTTTAATTTCGACTTCTGGCATGGTTCCTATGTTAACAGAACCATCCACTGTTAATGTACCGCCGCCATCCTGTACAGTTACCGTACCGCCAACAGGCAAGTATGCAGTGGTCAAAACGCCACTGGTACCAACTTCAGTGATGTGAGAATGTACAGGGTCAGCTGGTGTGCTAGACACTGTGACAGTGCCAGGTATGTTTACTGTTCCAGTGATATCAATTCCGCTGCCAATGCTTACGCGAATTTCAGGCAATCCAGTATCTGGATTGAGTTGCATTGCATATGGTAAGCCTGTTAGTTCTGGTTGGTATGGCATTTTTAACCTCTATGCTTGAAATATTGTACGCGACGTTCTACTTTGTCTACCCAGGCCCGGCTAGGACGTTCGTCACCGCCGCGGTAGTATTGTAGTACCTTGTCGGGATTGCTCTTGCTTACCAATGCCCACTTGCCATCAACCTTGCGCAACATTTCATCAATACCTTGGGCACGAACAGCTTCTTTTATTTCGGGTTCTTCAGCAGATCCAGAAATGTCTTTGACCTTCAAGCCAAGGTTATGAAACATAGGAGCCATTTTGCGTTCTTCTTCAGGACTCATGAAAACAATCATGGCATTGCCTGGACCTTGGCCTAGTTCATTTCGATGCATGTCGTCTAGATCGCTGATATTCATGCCCAGCTTGTACCAATCATACACATCGGACACTTTTATCAGATGCGTTCCATTAGGAAAGGTCAGCAGTCGTTGCCCTTCTACTTCGTCGGGTTCATCGCTGCCGCCTTGGGCACCAATGTCCTGATCCTCATCCCCGGCATCTTCACCCAGCACAGGGGTCAATAGATACAGTTGTTGAGACGTTTGTATGATTTCATTAATCAGCATGAGTCTGCCCTTGTTAATGCTTTATTTACCGTTTCTAGAGTTATTGATTGTTTACGCATGCCAATAAATACCACGAGAAAGATAACATGAAAAAATATCACGCTGTTATATTTGCAGGACTTGTTAGTAGAGCATACAATCGATATCGCGGTGCTCGTGGTCACGCGGCCTATCGCCTACGCAGTGCCGCCGAAGAAAGAGGATACAATACACGTGTGCTAGACTTTGCTTGGAGCCTCGATGTTAATCGTGCCATGCAGGTCCTGGAGAAGTTTGTGACTGCTGACACAAAGTTGATTGGTGTTAGTGCAACATTTTGGCAACCCTGGCATTGGGGTCAATTGCCTGCCATACTGAGTGAAGAATTCTTTGATCGTGTGCACACACGCTGGCCACATGTAAAACTGGTACTGGGTGGTCCAGGTTCGGGCATGGTGCAAACACAGCACCTGTTTGATTATCATGTCAAAGGCTACAGCGATCGCATTTGGCCAGATCTTCTGGCACACGTGCACGGCAAACCAACATTTGGATTGAAATTTGAGCGCCTGGTAGAAAATGGTACACAGATAGTTTCCTGTCCTCCGGGCTCTGCAGGTGACACAATGGATCGCCTAAACACACGATTTTTGCCCGAAGACTATATAGAGTCATGGGAGCCGCTGCCAATAGAAATATCCCGTGGTTGTATTTTCAAGTGCGCATTTTGTAGCTTTCAACTGAACGGTAAAACCAAAAACGACTATGTGCGGCCTGCAGATTTGTTACTGGAAGAACTGCGCTACAATCACGAACACTTTGGCACGACCAGCTACATGTTCTTGGATGACACCTACAATGACAGCCTTTACAAGCTAGAAGAAGTAGGCAATGCTGTCAAGCGTCTTGATTTTGATATATCATTCTCCACATTCCTGCGACCCGAACTCATGGTCAAGTGGCCCGAGCAGATTGACATGATGGTTGAATCAGGACTTGAAGGAGGCACAGTTGGCCTAGAAAGTCTGGAACCCATTAGCCGTAGTCGTGTGAAAAAAAGCTCCTGGGTGGAACCTGTGCTAGAAGCATGCAGTCGCATCAACAAAACCTCAGGCATACATGCCAGTTTGATTGCTGGCCTACCAGGTGACACACGTGCCACGCTGGAACGCGACATGTTGTACATGAACAATCAAGATGTGTTCAAAAGCTGGATCTGGGTACCACTAAACATACACAATGTTGAAAACAGCGATGCTGCCAGCGACATGGACAAAAATCCAGAAAGCTACGGCTATTCAGTGCTACCTGGCGGTCAACGAAACAACATTGTTAACTGGGCCATCAATGACATTGATTTTGATTATGTCACCAAAATTGCACTGGCCAACAATCGTGCCACGGCAGAAAAGAAATTGGTAGCAGGATGGGATGTCAGTGGTGCAAGGGCTTTGGGTTTTACCAAAGCGGAAATTGACACAATGACCTGGGGATATTTGGATTCACATGCGCTGGAACGTGCTCGCGATATTGCTGGTAAATATTACAGCAAGATCATCAGTGAGTGAAATGAATAAACTAGAAAAACAACAATACCTCAGCGGCAAGTATGGAAACATAGCATACACTCCGTTGGATATTCCTGAAATACGCCCAGACTCGTGGCAAGAGTTTTGGCAGATATGGCACGAAGAACGCGACTACCTAGAACGTCAGCGGAGCGATCGCCGCAACGTGGGAACCAAGCACTGGTTGGGCATGGAAATTTGGACAAACGATAAAGCAGAAAAACGAGCATGGGCAATGCCTTTTTCACGACGCATGCGAGATGCAAACCCACGCATGATGTCCTTGATCCAAGATCACATGCCGTTTAGTAAAATTGGCACAGTTAGATTATGGCGCAGTGTAGAAGAGATATGGCCACACAGAGAAGGAAATCCTAGCCCATATTTGCATCCAATGGAAGTTCGTGCCATGCTGGCTGACAGCAACCCAAAGCCTACATTTTATCTATCGCCTGTGCAAGACAGGCTCAATGCTGATTTTGAACAATCAAGATATCTGGCAAGACAAGAAGGCGAGCGCCTGTACATGGATCCACCCAAAGAAAACAATGCATTTGTTTTCAACTGTGAAACCTGTTATCACGGCAGCGACTATGACCCCAACTATGCCAAAATACTCATGGTTGTAAATGGGGTCATGGATCTAGATCGCTATGATGATCTTATGTCACGTAGCATCAAGAAGTTTGAGAATCAGGTGATACGTGTTGAACCAACTCTGTATTAGAAGTTTCCCATTCTAAGATCACACTCTTGTTGTCTCTTTCATGCATGGCAATGCTTTGTATGTCATCTGGCATTACCACGCCGTAGTGAGACTCTATATAACTGCGTAATGCTTCGTATGCTTCTTGCTCTGTCAAAGAAATAGATATTTTTATCTTCTTCATTTAACCTTGGTCTTTGCGGCCAAATCCTTGTAACCTTGTGTAGTAGGATGCACACCGTCTTTGCTGATCATCTTCTTGTCTGGACGAGGAATCACTGTGTCGCCAAACTTTTTGGCAACTTCTTCAACAGCCTTTACAGCTTCAGGCTTCTTTTCTTCATTGGGCAACAACCAAAACACATGATCAGCTTTGACCTTTTCTCTGATTTTGAGAATGTGTTCTCTGGTGTTTGTCTTGTAGTCATTTGCACCCAGGCTGATGACCACGGTCTTGGCAGGAGTACCTGCCTTGTCACCAAACTTCTTCACGAAATTTGGGCTACTGATACCGCTTTGCACATAGGCCGAACACTCCTTGCGCTGTTGCGAAACACCTACTGCAATACTATCTCCCATGATGAGACATTCTAACATTGTAATTCCCCTTTAGTTGGCCTGCCCGGCAGGATTCGAACCTGCGACCCACAGCTTAGAAGGCTGTTGCTCTAGTCCAGCTGAGCTACGGGCAGTTTCGTATAGCTTATTTACTCATACTAGTTCTTCAACGACGCCTAGCACTTCGGCCAGGATAAAACCAGCACCGGCAAATACCAAATTACCGCTGATCAAACACACACCAGCGATGATTCTTATTCCACTTTTAACCAAGCTGACATAAAAATGTCCTCGGCTGGTATCTTTTGGTTGCACTTCCATTTTCTTTTCCTTAGAATGCGTCAAAGTAGTTGTAGGCTTTTTCCTTGACACGTGTCAGCAACAGCTTGTGTCCATCTACATTCATGAACACAAAACGTCCGTTTGGCGCATCAACCTGTTGCAAGTCGTTCTGCTGGAACTTGGCTCGCTTCCAGTCAGCCTCGTCGTTGTCTGGTTCAGGATCGTAGTCAACATTGATTGCCTGTTGCAGTGGATTGCCGCGCCACTCTGGACCTTCAAAGTTGGTAGAATCAATTTCCTTTTCGCCCACAAACAAGCGCATGGTGAACTTGTGATTCTCTTCAAACTCTGGCTTGGCATTCAACATCTTGAGTGCTTCTTGCGGAGTCTCATTGTAGCGATTCATTTCTTCAACCACGGCCTTGAGCATGTCAAAGTTGAACTCACCAAACAAGCTGGAGATCTGGCAGACCTTTTCAATGTGATTTTTGTTCTGCAGATTATCTTCGCAGTATTCCTTCACAAAGTCGTAGCCAAGACCCTTGTATTCCAGCATGTAGAAGATGCGGCCAGGACGATTGCGCATGTGCTGATTCACACGCCACTTGTCGTTGCAGGTCAGCACGAACAGTTTCTTGCTAGGGAACACACCATCCAGCAAGGTCAACATCTGCTCCTGATCATCGCTGTCGTAGACCTTCTCAAACTCATCAAACAGCACGATAATTGGCTGTTCGATATCCTGCATGAACTTGTTGAAAGCATCGCCCTTCCACGGAGCATTGATGACGATGGTAGGAATGCCCATCTTGACAGCTTCAATAGAAAGGTTTTTGGCCAGCAGGCTCTTGCCCGAACCTTTTTCACCACTGAGCATGACACCAGTGCTGGAATCACGGCTCATGAATGTGTTCAAGATACGGTCAGTGTTGCGCAACGTATCGCCATACAGCTTGCCAGGACGAGTGAAACTGTCAATCTGTTCCAGGAACAGGTTGCCAAAAGGATCTGCCTTGATGATGTAATTGCCAGCTGGCAACACTTCATGTAGGTCCATTGCCGCGGCAGAACTCACACGGAAGGTATTTCCGGATTTCAAAAAGTAAGTCATATTTTCAGCCTTTTATATTTGTCAACACGTGAACAAACACGTCTTCGCCAGGTACCACAACCATTTCTTCAGGACGCTTCAAATGTCCTTTGCTAGCACGTTTGGAGTTGATAAGATGTACCCGTACCATCTTGGGTGTGAGATTGGTGACCTTGCAGATTGCCAAACTGTTGTATGACGAAACTGCAACACAATCACCAATTTTTATATCACGTCCCAAGACATCTTGGTGTACGGGCACATCCTTCACTTGACTTACTCTGTGCCCTTTGCAACAGACTTGAGGATCCTGGCAAGATTGCGCAGATCTTCTTCGGTCAGGACACTAGCTTCACGCTCAGCCTGTGACTGCACTGCCTTGGCAAAAGCTTCATCGGCCTTTTCCTTGTCAATTTCGTCAATCACTTCGTAGCGGCAAGCACGGCCCTTGGTATCGTTGTAGTCAGCTGGAATGCTAACAACATCACGTGGATTGATCTTGACGATGATCACACGCTCGCCACCAAAGTGGTTGAGATACTCACGTGAGCAAAAGTGCAGACCAGTTGAGCAAGTACGATCCTTGTCGTCATCCACGCGGTTACGTTCCATCTCAACAGTCTGGCCAACGGAGTTATCCATGGTACCAGTGTAGCAGTCCTTGTAGTCCTGCTTGACTTTCTTGTAGGCCAGGAAGTGACCATCAGGAGTGATAGGCAGGTTGCCCTTTTCCAGGAAGCCATACAGTTCAGTAACAGCTCGCTTGCTGGGATTCTGCATGAGATTCTCCATGAAAGCAATCATGGGCTCAATTGGAAAACCATCCTGATACATTTCGATCAGGCGAGCTGCCAGCGTGGTGTGCAGTTCCTCACCCTTCCAGAACAGCGTATTGCCCTGGATGGAAACATTGCCAGCGCCATAGTTGAGCACCACCTGCTTGGGCTCAATGATGTCCTTGACAGTGTCCCAGTCGTTGGACTTGATAGCGTCCTTGATACGCTCGTAGCCAATGTGGCTGGTGGTGACTGTGTGCGGCTTGTTGTCAATCACGACAACAATGTTCTTGCCTTGGATGATATACGGATATGACATTTTCAGTTCCTCAGTTTTGGTTGTCGATCAAGTTAACATACTGTGCGATAGCCGCTTTGTCATTGCGATACCCGCTCAGGCAACGCAGTAACGGATAGCGATCCATCACGCCCTCACACTCTTTCTGGATGCTATCCAGATGGTCAGTGACCTTTGCAGGCTTGGCATAGGTACGCAACAGGCGTTCCAGGCTAGCAGGGTCAAACTCTTTGTCACGACTGATACCAATCATCTTCTCGTTCAGCTTACGAACAGGACTATCAGTACCAAGCTGGCTAACAATATCACGAGTATACTTGAATATCTCGTGGCCGTCAACCAGAGACAGCGACATTTTTGCAAGTTCAGCATCCGTAATCTTTGCAAGACGCTCAGATAAGAACACTTCCAGGTTGATCCAATTTGGGTTGGACTTCACGCTCTCAATGTGGTTCTTGCGCACACCGTAGATTGTGATAGCAGTCACATCCTTGATGCCCGACTTGATCATGCTTGAACGCAGAGTCTCAGGCTCCATCTTGGAATCAGCAGTGTAGTTGGTCAATGGCAGGTAGTAGTAGGTGTCAGTGTCATTGAATGATGCACCAGCATCTTCCCAAACTATCTTGGCACGATAACGATCTTCACGAACAGTCAGACGCATCACGCCAACCTTGTTCATGTTAGAACGCTCTACCACTTTCTTTTCCAACGAGCTTGCATCGACCACAGTAGGTGGATTGTGGATCTCGGCCAGGAAGCCAGCAAAGTCCACCGGACGAGTCTTGTCAAAAGCATCCATCACATACACCACATGTTCTGCCTTGCGGTCTTGTGAGAAGTGGAACTTGGCACGTTCAGCGGCACCTGTCTTGGTGTCATTGCGAACAAACACAGTGGTCTTGCGTGGAATAAACTGCCACACATTCTTGGCGGCACCAGCATTATATTCGTGTTCAGCTTTGATATTGCGTGTCTTGGCCACACCATGACCGGTGTTGGTACTAAAACCACGCACTACCATGTTGTACTTGCCGCGCAGGTCTTCTTCAGACACCTTCATGATGCGCAGGAAAGAATAACGGTTGCTGGTATCAACCATGACAAACTTGGTATCGGTGGCATACTTGGCAACAGCCGCGCTCCACAGATCGTCGCGCTGATTGTCAGCAAGATACAATGCACGTTCCCACATGTTGGGAATGGCATTGGCTCGCTCGGCAACATGCACAGACAACTGATCGTTCAGCTGTTCCAGCTTCTTGCGAATAGCACCAATCGTAGAAGGAATGTAGCTCAAGCCTTCGCGGCTGGCCTGGAAATCCAAGTCACCAATTTCAAAGTGCATTTCAAGTCCGCAGTTGAGCAGACGTGCCAGCTCACCTAGATTTGTATCCGAGTTGGGCACTTCAATAGGATAGGCAATATTGCCCATCACAGCACGAGAGCGTCGTGTGTCATGCGTCTGATGAACACCAGGAATAATGTCTCGCTCTTTGTAACCAAGTTCTGCGATAGAGAAATTGCTTACACCAGTCACAACAGGCTTGAGGCTGAAGTATGTGAACACAGTACGAGCTTCTTGCTGGAACTTGTCAAAGTCCCAACGATCAGCCACGCTGAACTTGACTTCAACGCCATTTGCTTCGTCGGTGTTGATGGTTTCCATCAGCGCAACACTGGGTACACCCTGCTCGTTGATGAACGCAGAGTAGATGTTTTTGACACCTGCTTGCACGGCAGTCACAGTGAAATTGTCTGTGTAACTGAACGGGCTCTTGCTACCCAGACCCAACGCACCGATGAACGCATTGCTGTCAGTCTTGGTGCTTTCAAAGTAAGTGGTGTAGATGTTGGTCACTTGGGCATGGTTCAAGCCTGTGCCAAAGTCGCGCACAGAGAACCAAGGTTCAAACGTGCTAGGCAGATGCACTTCAAAGGGCACTTCTGCTTGGCCTGCGGCCACGTGTGAGTCCACAGCATTGCAACTCAATTCACGGATAATGGCACGGATCTTGTTGGCATACAAGCCCGAGCTCAGGATGTTGAACGCCTTGGCGCTGTTACGGATACGAAACTCGCCAATCTCGCCCACGTTGGACAGGACAGCTGGGTTGTCTTGCGTCTGGTTCAAAATCATGGATGCTCCTAAGTGTGTCAGTGTAAGTGTATTATAAGCGGATTTGGGCTAACGGTCAACCGTTATTTTAGCCCCATGCCAGACCAAAGTGCTTGGCGCAAACTGGACCGTAACCAACCTTGAGGCTACGCTCGTCTGTCAAGCCCTGCTTGCAGAAACTGCAACCACCCGTCAGGCGACCGTACTTGCCAGCAGTGCCAGCAGGGTCACATGCAAAGTCCTGCACCAAG